GCGCCGAAGGTTCGCCCGACGGCGTGGTCGGCATCATCGTGGACCACCGCGAAGTATGGGTCTTCGGCACGGACAGCACCGAAGTCTGGTACAACGCGGGCGCGGCCGATTTCCCGCTGGCGCGCATTCAAGGCGCCTACAACGAGATCGGCTGCGCCGCTCCCTATTCGATTGCCAAGCTGGACAACAGCGTGTTCTGGCTGGGCCGTGACGCGCGCGGTCAGGGCATCATCTACCGCGCCGGCGGTTACGTCGGCCAGCGCATCTCGACGCACGCAATCGAGTGGCAAATCCAGCAGTACTCGGACATGTCCGACGCCGTCGGATACACCTACCAGCAGGACGGCCATGCCTTCTACGTGCTGAACTTCCCCAGCGGCAACACGACGTGGGTCTACGACGCCGCGACGGGCGCGTGGCATGAGCGGGCGTACTTTGACGCGGGCGAGTTCACCCGCCACCGCGGCAACTGCCAGTGCAACTTCAACGGCAACATCATCATCGGCGACTACCAGAACGGCAACATCTACACGTTCGACCTGACGACCTATGCTGACAACGGCACGCCGCAGAAGTGGCTGCGGTCGTGGCGCGCGCTGCCGACCGGCGCCAACAACCTGCGCCGCACGACGCAACACTCGCTGCAACTCAATCTGGAAGTCGGTGTCGGCCTGAACGGGCTGGCGTTTGGCGACACGCAGAGCAGCCCAGACTACACGCTTGAACTGGACTTTCAAGACCAACTGTTCGAGGTGCCGGGCACCACGCCTGTCGTGCAGGGGGCCGACCCGCAGGTCATGCTGCGCTGGTCGGACGACGGCGGCCACACATGGTCGAACGAGCACTGGACTTCGATTGGGCGCATCGGCCAGTACAGCCGCCGTGCGATTTGGCGCCGTCTCGGCATGACGCTGAAGCTGCGCGACCGCGTCTACGAGGTGTCTGGCACTGATCCGGTCAAGATCAGCATCATCGGCGCCGAACTGCTCCTGAGCGGGACAAATGGCTGAACCGGTCAACATAACCAAGATACCCGCGTCCCGCGTCGGCGTCATCGACCAGCGCACGGGCCTGATGACCCGCGACTGGTATCGGTTCTTCTTCAACCTGTTCACGCTGACCGGCAGCGGTAACAACCCGGTCACGCTGGACGAGTTGCAGCTTGGGCCGCCGACCGACAACAACCTGTCCGAGCATCAGGTGATGCAGGAGTTGCAGGGGCTTAATCTCGCGCCCGCGCATACGCCGCAGTTGCCGCGGCACCGCTACGGCTCGTTCTACGACACGACGGACCAGACCGCCGCGCTGGCCAACACGGCCTACGCGATGACATTCAACACGACCGACCTGAGCCTCGGCGTGACGCTCGGCACGCCCACGTCGCGTGTCTACGTCGATACGGCGAACATCTACAACATCCAGTTCTCGGCGCAGATCGACACCACGGTCGCCACGGACCACCTGACGTGGATTTGGCTGCGCAAGAACGGCACCGACGTGCCGGACAGCGCGGGGCAGGTTCGTACCAAGGGCAACAATTACGCCACTATTGCTGCGTGGAATTATCTGCTATCCATGAACGCCGGCGACTACTTTGAACTGATGTGGGCCGTGGACGACACCGGCGTGTACCTGAACTCCAGCGCCGCCGGCGCCTTCCACCCTGCTATTCCGTCGGTCATTCTGACCGTGACCAACAACATCAATGCCGGGGGGCCTTACTGATATGGCAATCCTTTCTCCACCGCCCAAGGCCCAGTTCCTCGACGCTAACGGCGCGCCGCTGGCTGGCGGCAAAGTCTACACCTATCAGGCCGGCACGACCACGCCGCTGGCGACCTACACCACTGCGGGCGGCACCACGCCGAACGCCAACCCAGTCATCCTTGACGCGCGCGGCGAAGCCGACATCTGGTACGCGCCCGGCGTGTCCTACAAGGTCGTCCTGCGCACCTCGGCCGACGCGCTCATCTGGACTGTGGACAACATCACCATGTCCGGGTCGATGGCCACGCAGAACGCCGACGCGGTCAACATCACTGGCGGCACCATCGGCAGCGGCGTGACCTTTGCCGGCAGCATCACCGGCACGGCCGCCAACGTGACCGGCACAGTCGCCGTCGCCAACGGCGGCACGGGCGCCACGACTGCCCCGAACGCCCGCACCAACCTCGGCGCGGCCGCGTCGGGCGCCAACACCGACATCACCTCGCTGGAGCAGGACGTGGCGATTGTCGCCACCGGCACCATCGGCACGGACAGCATCGGCTACCGCGGCGCCCCGCAGAACGCGCAGACCGGCGCCTACGCGCTGACGCTTAACGACAACGGCAAGCACATCTCGATCACGACCGGCGGCGTGACCATCCCGGCGAACGCCTCGGTGGCGTTTCCGATTGGCGCGACCGTCGTGATCTACAACAACAGCGGCTCTTCGCAGACCATTGCCATCACGTCCGACACGCTGCGGCAGGCCGGCACGACGAACACCGGCTCCCGCACGCTGGCGGGCTATGGTCTGGCCACGGTCGTCAAGGTGGCCGCTACGGTCTGGGTCATCAGCGGGGCGGGGCTGTCCTGATGAGCGGCGCGGTCCTCTCGCTGATTGGCGCTGGCGGGGGCGCGTCGGCCGTCACGATTACCCTTAGCGCGCAGTACATCTATGCCTTCAATGCGTTCGGCACTGCTTCGGCGGCGTACCAGCTAAACTCGAACGGCACGGCCAACTACAGCCAGAACGGCGGCGGATACGTCTTTCTGGAGAACTGGTGCGTACCGGGCGCGCAGGCTACCAATTACGAGTGCTACGTCACTGTCGTGTCGGGTTCGCTGGACGGCAGCAGTTCGGCCACTGGTACTTGGCTGGCGCTGTCGTCGTCGCGGGCGTGGCTGGTGTCGCAGCCGACGCTGGGTATCACCGACGCGGTCATCAATATCGGCATCCGGCGCGCCGGCACCTCGACAATTTTGGCTTCGGCGGACATAACGTTGCAAGCCGAATACAACTAAGGGCCTGAACCATGACCGTTACCGTCAAAGTGCTCATTCCGTCGAAGATCGCGGAGAACACGCAGTCCACGCAGTATACCGCGACCAACGTGACCACGATCATCGACAAGTTCACCGCCACCAACTACAGCACCTCGGCGGCGTCGATCAGCGTCAATCTGGTGTCGGCTGCCGACACGGCGGGCACGCAGAACCTGATCGTGAAGACCAAGACGTTGCAGCCTAGCGAGACGTATACCTTCCCGGAGATCGTCGGGCACGCCTTGGCTCCGAACGGCTTTATCTCGACGCTGGCCAGCGCCTCGCTGTCGATCAACATCCGTGCGTCGGGGCGCGAGATCACCTGATGCACTTGCAGCGCACCCACGACGCGGCGCTGGTCAATTGGGTGGTCAACCATCCCGATGTCCGTCCGTATGTCGGTGCGCCTGAAGCTGGTGAACTAGACTTGTCGGCGCTGGTCGAGCGCCCGGAACACTGGTTTCTGATCGGCGAACACGGCGGTTTTGCGCTGCTGTGGACCGCGCCGCGGACGTACGAGGTGCATACGTTCATCCTTCGGTCTGGCCGCGGCGAATGGGGTAACGCCGCCCGGTCGGAAGGGATTGACTTCGCCCGGCGCCACGGCGCCAAAGCACTATGGACCCGCGTCCCGCCGCAGGCCCGCCACGTCGAGCGCTTCGCCCGGCAAGGGGGTATGCAGCCGACCGGAGAAGTGATAGAAACCTTCGGTGCACCGCACCGTATCTTTATGATGGAGTTGGACTGATGCCAGTCGCCGGCGCAATTATCGGGGGTGTCGCATCCATTGGTGGTGGTCTGGTCGCGTCGAGCGGCGCGAAGAAGGCTGCCAGCGCGCAGGAACGCGCCGCGCAGGAGGCCCTTGCCGCGCAGGAGCGGATGTTCCAGCGGCAAATCGAACTTCAGGAGCCATTCCGGCAGGCCGGCCTGACCGCCCAGCAGCAGATCATGCAGTTGCTCGGCATCGGCGGCGACCAGACGGCGCCGGGCTACGGCAGTCTCGCCAAGCCGTTCGGCACGGAGCAGTTCGAGGCTGACCCCGGCTACGCGTTCCGGCAGGCGGAAGGCATGAAGGCGCTGGAGCGCTCGGCGTCGGCCCGCGGCAATCTGCTGTCGGGCAGCACCATGAAAGGTATCCAGCGCTTCGGGCAGGACTTGGCCAGCCAAGAGTACCAGAACGCCTTCAACCGCTATCAGATCGAACGAGCCGCGCGCCTGAACCCGCTTCAGTCGCTGATGGGGTCGGGCCAGTCGGCGGCGAATACGCTGACCAGCGCAGCCGGGCAGGCCGGACAGGCGCAGGCGCAGAACCTGATGAACGCTGGCGCAGCCCGCGCGTCGGGCTACGTCGGCAGCGCGAACGCGCTGGCGGGCGCTCTCGGCGGTATCGGTCAGGCGGCGATGAACTACCCGCTGTATC